TCAAGCGTATGGCACCTCTTTGCCAACTTCTGATGTTGATTATCGTGGAGTTTTCTGTGCAGAGCCAATCAACTTGCTTACTCCATTTTATACAGTGAATGAAGTAACGGACATGAATGAGGAAGACACAAAATTATACGAGCTTGCTCATTTCATGAAACTATGTCTCGCTTGCAATCCAAACATTGTGGAAACATTGTGGGTTGATAAAGAGGATATTACATTCACAACTCCAGCATACGAATTTCTTCGATCACATCGGAGTGAATTCCTGTCGTCAAAAATTGCTTTTACGACTTCTGGATATGCGATCGCTCAATTGAAACGAATCAAGGGCCACAACAAATGGATCACTAATCCTCAGCCCGTTGAACCTCCTCGACAGATTGATTTTGTTTCACTTGTACAAAATTTTAGTACGATCAAGATGTTTAAAGTTGATATGGAAAAGTATCGAACTGGCTACCGGTTGGCTCCGTACGGCCATAATATCTATGGCCTAATTGTCGCATCGTCTGAAAAATATGAAACGTTTTCTGATGACTTCACTTTAAATACGGTGTATGAAGAAGATAAGAGTAGCAATAACCATCCTCTTATGATCGTAAAATTCAACAAAGAAGAATACAAACTTGCTAAGGAAAAGCACGCTCAATATTGGACGTGGAAAAGCAATCGTAACGAAGTTCGAAGTGCGCTTGAAGAATTGCACGGTTACGACACAAAGCACGCCATGCATCTTGTCCGGCTTCTACGTATGGGTAAAGAAGCACTCGAAGAGGGAGTGCTAAAAGTTAAGCGTCCCGATGCTGCCGAATTGCTAGAAATTCGTGCTGGCGCGTGGACGTATGAACAGTGTCTTGCTTACGCGGAAGAAATGGATAATTTAATCCGTGGAGAACTATATAATAAGACAGAACTGCCAAAGAAACCAAACCTTCTTAACGCAGCAAATGTCCTAATGGAAACACAAAGGCTAATATGGAATAATGGGTAAACTGCAGGACTTATTTACAGAACGAGAAATAGCATATTCGAAATACGGTGACCTGATTCTTCAACACTTGGAGACGAATGTCATTCCAGCAATATTAGAAATTCTTCAATTAACTGAACAAGAACTGCCACGACTAATGTGGCGGGGTGCTCGTATAATTGAAGACCATGTTTTGTTGTTTGCAGATATTACATATAAGTCTGGTGATGTCCTCAAGGATAAAATATCAACTGTCACCTTAACAGAGGAGATGGCATTGATGCTGAGTAAAGCGATTAAAGTTGCCATACCGCTGAATTTAGCGGAAACTGCAACGACAGAACAAATAACTAACTACCTAAAAGAATCCGAGAAAAAGTTGCGTGAAGAATATAAAGCAGCATATGGTGGTAATGATGAAGAAGCCTTAAATGAAGCGCTAAAAGAAGCAACACGAAGTCAACTTGGTTGGGATATTGATCCGGACTTATTGGATGAAGTATTACAGACAGTAACTGACTTTGAAATTGAATCACTGTCCGATGAACAACAAGAATCATTGATGCTTACGCATCTCGGACAACACAGTAGAGGAAAAGTAAATTGAGTTTAATTCAACGACTAGGAGAAGACTATAAAAATCTACCCGATATCCTAGAAGAATATGAAAAGGGGCTGGAAGGGGTTGAGCCTCATTTATTAATTAAGGGTAAGAATTTGGAAGCTGCCAACGCTGAACAAGCCAGTTGGCATTTGTACTACGAGTCTCGTCGTGCTGACTTGCATGCTTTGGTTAAGTTTTTTGAAGCGAAAACGTCGGCTGTACGGGGAATGTTGTTTAAAAAGATGAACACATACAATCAGACATTATCAGATCGACAGAAAGAAAAGTACATCGATAACGAAGAAAAATACTTAACACAAATCGAGATATATCTCGAAATCAAAGAAGTATATGAAAAATACGAGGCAGTGTGTGACGCTTTTCGGTCACGCGGATATGCGCTCAATAATATAACAAAAATAAGAGTAGCGAGCCTAGAGAGTGTCATTATCTAGAACAGTAAAAATAAAAATATTAGACGAAGTAAATTGTGTGTTGATTGGGTTAGCGCCTGACCATCTCTCGTTCTTTTGGGACGAGTATTCTCGTAAAGCGCCCAACTATTTCTTCAATCCAAAGTACAAACTCGGTCAGTGGGACGGCAGAATTCGCTATTTCCATAAGAACGGCAAGACGTATGTCTATTTGCTGAATGATATCGTACCTCAACTAATTGGATTGGGATATAAGATTGACTTAATTGATGATCGCGTAAGTGACATCCCAAAACCTCCCCTAATTGATAAAAATTATTTCAACCACATTTTTCATCCTGAGTGGAACGAGTACATTGTTTTCCGTGACTACCAAGTTGATGCTGTTAATGCGGCTATTGCTGAAGGTGGTGGTATTATTATTGCTGGTACGGGGGCAGGTAAGACGCTCATGTGTGCTGCCCTTGTTGATAGTTATAATAAGTTTGGTCTGAGAACACTAACGATTGTTCCTTCAAAAGACTTGATTGAACAAACAGCCGCTGAATATGAGATTTGCGAACTTGATACTGGTCGTTACTATAGTGAAGTAAAAGATGTTAACCATCAGCACGTCGTTTCTACGTGGCAATCATTACAAAATAATCCAATGTTATTATCTGAATTTGGTATGATTATCGTGGATGAATGTCATGGTATTAAGGGACAAGTATTGCAAAAACTTCTTAACGAAGACGCTCCTCACATTCCTCTTCGATTTGGATGCACAGGTACACTACCAAAAGCAGAAACAGATGCAATGGCTGTTCGTATTACGATTGGAGACGTTCAGTACGTAATTACAGCAAGAGAACTAATGGACCAAGGACATCTTGCTTCCCTTGATATTGGAGTTATTCAACTTGTAGAAGATTTTGAAAAGGAATATAAAGAACATTGTGAAGTACTTAAAGAACTCGCTCCTACCCAAAAACCTCCAACCTACAGACAATTCAAAGATGGATATTTCCCCGATTACACATCTGAAAAACGCTATCTACAGTCTAACAGAGAGCGACTTCAGTGGATTGCAGATTATATTGAAGTCAAAAGAGATATGGGAAGGGGTAATGTTTTCTGCCTAGTTGATGGTATTCGGAATGGACAAAAACTTGCTGATTTGATTGATAATGCAGTGTTTGTTTATGGAAAGGATAAACAAAAGGCACGCAAACAAGTATATAATCTGTTTAAAGAAAACGACAATATAGTGGTTGTTGCAACAATTCATATTGCTTCAACAGGCTTAGATATTAAACGAATTTTTCATATGATGGCGATTGATGTTGGTAAATCATTCATTCGTATCATACAAACAATCGGACGAGGACTACGAAAGGCTCCTGATAAGGACTCTGTTGAATTTACAGACATCTGCTCCGATTTAAAGTATTCTCGAAAGCATTTAACGGAACGAAAAAAGTTCTATCGGGAAGCACAATACCCGCACAAAGTAAAGAAGGTCGAATATGCTGATTTTTGACGATAATAATAGAACAATAATATTGGATGACATTTATACACCTACACCAACTGACTATATGTGGGTACTTGATTTACAAATAATGGATTACACCCTCTCCCCGCTTTTGGTTCTTGAGGAAATTATATGTCCATCTATTAAGATTCGCATTCGTGGATTTGAATTCTTTTTACCTGCTAATTGGAATCTTCTCGTTTTCTCTGAGGAAACATCCGAGCTTGATGTGGTGGAAATATCGGAACTAGCGGGTCGAGAATTTACAGCATTTGTATATAATATTTCAGACCCCACAATTACTCGCTACGAACCAGGGCTTGTAACGGTTATAGATTACGTGTCAGAATATGTGAATGTGGGTCCAGCTTTGAGTAAGCACCAACTATTGTGCCATCCTATCAGTCCTGTAGACTGGGTGAATGTAACCCCATCAGATACTTACAATAAGTACTTAAAACAAACCGTAGTTGGTGATATTATAGGATAAGATAAAAATGACGGGACGATATTATGGAAAAGACGCAACAGAATTTTTCTATCCTCCAGTAAAAGATGATGAAATTCCTGGTATTCATAGAGGTATTCTGCAACCTATACCTATGTTGAGAGGATTAGTATCAAAAATAATTGAACAAACAGGAACATTCCCAACAGCTGACCATTGGATTGAAATACGGCAAGCATTGGCTAATGACGCTAGGGATCTTGAAATTGCCAGAGAGTTCGCTCATGGTGCAACTTTTAACGAAGTAGTTAAAAAAATTAAAGAAATGAAACCACCATATGATCCCAATGAGTATGAAGTTAAGTGGGATGTTCCATGGTCAGAACATATTAAAACAGTCACCGAAATTAAGTCAGCCTTGGATTCTACAAAAGGACTGACAAAACAGATGTTAACATCACCATTTATATGAGCAAAGAAATGAAAGAAGACAAACTAGTAACCATTCGTGATTTTAAAGTAATGATGGAAGGGATGGATATGGTATTAGGCGATGATTGGACTCCTACTGAGGCTCAGTGGAAGCGTATTCGCACAAAGATTGATGCTATGATTGATACTTCAGAACAGTCAACAACAGTCACACAAGTTTATGACCGTGGAGTTTTGCCCGTTAATCCAGCAAGACCAATGTCCGTTGATCCAACATTAAGTTCAGCGGATAATGAACTTGCTAGGACATTCCCAGACGTACCAGTAGCTGAGAATGTGCCTATTGGAGAAGCACCTATTGGTCAATCAGCATTAACACCACCAGCCCCACCACCAGCCCCACCGGCTGGCAAGGGGGAAAAAGTTCACCCTGACAATGAGTTTGTTTAATACGGAATTAAAAGATCGAACACTTTTTTATGATGGAGATACAGTTGTATCTCCTGATCGCGTGCTTGAATTTATTGATAGGGGATTTTCCAACCTCCATGTTACCGAAGAAACAGACGATATTCGTCAACACAATCGATTTGCATCCAAAAACAATGCAATTCGCACAAAAACAGAAAATAAACCGCTAACATTTGACTGGAATATCCCTGAACCTTATAAATCTCTTGATGTTGTTGAATATGTCCTTGAGAAATTAGAGGAACAGCGCGAAAATCTACACGATGCTCAGTTTTATACACGAGTTTTACGGGTTAAAGATGAATTACATCGATATGAAGAACTGCAAATACTTCCAATTCTGCGTACGATAATTTTTGTCATAAATACCTTACAAGATAAAAATATTGTGTGGGGTGTGGGTCGCGGAAGCAGCGTATCATCTTATGTGTTATATCTGATTGGAGTACATGACGTGGACAGCGTCAAGTATGATTTGGATTTCACTGATTTCCTACGACAACCCGACGCAAAATAGGAGAAAAAAATGCCAAAGAAAGTCCGAACAGCTAAAGGACAAATAATTGATTTCGATCTATTAAAGATCAAAGAACAAATGGTAGATGCCCCAAAACCATCAAACGTCCAAGCTCGTCAAGACTTCATAGATCAGAAAATGCGTCGCCGTGTAAAACGAGTTAAGGATCAACTTTTAGAAGCAAAGAAAAACCCAGTGGACGTTAAATCAGATCTTGAAGTAAAGGCTACCGACGAAGGTCCAAAAATTGATGAGATTAAAGAACCTCAAAAACGAAAGATTAAAAGAAAAACTATTAAAAAATAAATGGACATACTACCGAGCGAGTTAGAACCAATTGCCGACCACATTCTTTTTCAGTTTCAAGAGGAGATTGATAAGGGACGAAATTTCACTTTTAAGAATAAAACCGACTGGGGATTTGAACTTCCTACGGCTATTGATGACACAACAAAAAAACCTCGCTGGGTAGTAATCATTGGATTGGGTCCAGATGTTCCTGATGAATTCCACATTGGTCAACGAGTTCTGCTAGATGCTCTCAAATGGACACGTCAGGTCGACTATAAGGGGCTACAATTTGCACGTTCCGACCCGGCTCAAGTCCTCGCAGTCGACGATAACACCTAAACTTTTACCATAAATACCCCTAAACCTAAAAGGGGATTACTTTATGTTATTTGCAATTATCACACTTATCACAGCCCTTTCTATGGCCACGGTAGCAGCTTGGTTTGCTATTGCGGGCATAATGGCTGTATTTGCTGGCGCACCCATTCCGGCTTTAATTATGGGTATCGTCGTTGAGGCAGGTAAAATCATCGGTGTTAGTTGGATATACAGATATTGGAAAGAAAAAACAAAATTAAAATGGGCAATGGTGCCAGTTGTAGTAGTCG